AGCTTGAACCTAGATGATAAGATCGAGTTAGAAGAGTTTCTTGAACAAGTAAACTATGCTCTCTCTTTAGAGTTCAAGGAAAAATGGAGACATAGGTTTTCTGAGTCTTTTATTAGTATCTTCCAGTCACAGATCATTGGAGCTTTTGAAGATCAGAAACCAATAAAAATCTCTCAGCTAGAAACTGTCTATACCAATAAGCATGGTTACGACATATCTCTAGTGAGAGATTTTTTTAGATGTATAGATATTGGATTATACTATCCAATTATTTACCGTTGCTCTTCTCCTTCTTCTTCTGAATAGCTTCTTCCAGCATTTTAGGAGTACCTCCAAACTTAGGACATAGACCTTTGTAACCACACCAGTCACAGAACTGGTTTACTCGTGGCTTGAATTCATCTGCTTTCTTTTTTCGGATTCGCCACTTTTTTTCGTCTAGTCTCCGCAAAAAAGCTGCTACGTGGCTAGGAAGGTACTTGATGGTTACCAGATTTCCCGTGAGCGGATAGTAGTGTGCGACGGTGATGTTACGAATATCACACTTGTACATCTTGGAGATGGCCGCCGTGTAGATCATTAGCTGAGGGTCGTTGTAAAGCTCCCTCTTCGTCTTCTCACGCTTCGAGGTCTTATAGTCGATAACGAGGTAGCCGCCGTTAGAGCCCTTTACAACGCGGTCTATGATGCCGTTGACCTCAAGGTCTGGAAGAACCTCCTCGCGGAACTGCATCTCCGTAGAGACGCTCTCAGTGAGTGCTCCGTTGAACTTGTGGAAGTTTCGAACGCATTTGACGATATCTTCCTCACGACCCTCGAACTGGTAACTATTACGGAGTCGAGTGGCGTGCTCCATCAGTTCCTCTACCGACTCCGCTTCCACGCCATCCTCAAAGATTTTGTGAATATACGAGCCAAATTGAAGTGCGTCCGTAGACAACCCCTCATTGTACTCCTCCGGGAGGTAGTGGATGTACTTGTAGCGATACTTTTGCTCGCATTCGTTGAAAGTGTTAAATTTTGAGGGGGAAAAGCCTTTTATATACATGATGCTGCCTTCTAGTGTTATTAAAGATTACCTGCTCGCGAAGTTCCCCGTAAATAGGGTGTTTGCTAAAGAATTTACTACGAATTCCATCTTCGTGCCTGACGACAAAATGCACATGTCCGTCAACCTTGAGACTGGACTGTGGCAAGATTTCAAGTCCCAGGAAAAGGGCAACTTCCCACAGCTCGTCGCGGCTGTCGAACAGATTCCATATGATCAGGCTCTAAAGTATCTACGCACCAAACTGTTCGATACGCCAGAACACCTTTTTGAGATTTCTTCTCTTCGGGTTGAGCATCAGAAGCCAGCTGAGAACAACACGATCTCTGATATCGTAAAAAGCTTTCAAAGATTCAACCCCGAAAGCATCAACCCTAACAACCTCACTGAGCGTCTAGCTCGGAAGTTCATCTACTCGCGTAAGCTTCAGGACTTCAGCTTCTACATCTCCACCAGCGGGCGTTACGCCAACCGAATCATTATCCCTTACCAGGACAGGCGTGAGCGAATCTTCTACTTCCAGGCACGTAATCTGAGCGTCATGGGTATGAAGTACCTGAACCCTTCTCGACAGGTTACGGGAGTAAAGTCCTCTGATATCCTGTACCCGTTCGAGAAGAAAGCTGACTACGTATTCATTACAGAAGGTCCTCTGGATGCCATGTCGCTTCAAGCAAACGGCATCAATGCTACTTGCACTCAAGGCAGTCATCTATCCATGGCTCAGGCACAAGAGATCAAAGATAAGCAAATCATTTTTGCCTACGACAATGACGAGGCTGGTAGGGCTGGTATTCAGCAGGCACGCAAGGCACTGCTTACTAAAAACAAGAACGACTTCTGTATCTGCTCTCTACCGGAAGAGGTAAAGGATTGGAATGAGCTACATATCCGTGCTCAGGATACAGGGCACTTCGTTGAGATTGTAAAGCGTGGTCTGAAAACCGTGGACTTCGAATACGATATCACCGAAGCACTAAGCTAAACTCTTCGCTGTAGAAGGTTTGTTCCAGGGCTTGGTAGTTCACCTCAACCACGTAATCACCCTTCTCTAGAGACTGAGTATTCCAGGTGTACAGAATGGTATCTTCAGAACTAATATCAACCCCATCTGAAGTCCAATCCTGAATCGTCGTCATCTCCCCAGAAGTATACGGGTTCCTTTTTCGAATACGAATATTTGCATTCGTGAGAACACTATCTCGGAACATGTCCTTTAACTCTCTAGACATGTTTTGATTGGCAACAAAGGTATCTGTTGTAACTCGAAGAGTAACGATAGAACTAAGCTCTACGTAACGTTGAGCAAGTTTACTTTTTGAAGTAAGTTGAAATGGCTCGGTAAACGTTAATACACGGTCATTGTATACAGTAAACTTATTCCAGTAGAGTTTATAACTCGCAGACTCAAAATCTCGAACTAACCACGCATCGAAATACTTCCCGTCAGACAGTCCAAGAGATGAGTATTCTGGGAAGGCTACTCCATCAGCAATAATCGAGTATTGACCCGTATCAACTTTGTAGATAGCGCTTGCTGATGAAGGATCGAGTACAGGACTGTAATCACTAACAGATGAAATTCCTGTATAAGTAGCTACCTTTAAAGCTTCTCCACTCGCATTCAGTTGACCGTATGCAGGGGTGCCAACATCCGAAGCGGTGCGGTTGATGTAGATATCAGGACTTCCATTAGTAATGGTAGTATCAGGGAGAATGTAGCACGCACTAATGTCGTCTGGGTCAAAGTAAGTTCCGTTGTTGGTGAAGAACATCTCCAACTGAGTACGTAGGAGAATGCTTGGGCGGTTATACCGCTTCACTACAGAGAATCCGTTGAAGGTTGCCATAATATTATCTAGCCACGAGATTTATTTTGGGCTTTTTTCAACTCTTCTTTTTGACGTTCTTGTTCCTCTTGGAAGAATTTTAAGAATGCGTGTCGTTCAATAAAAGTAAGCTGACATACATCAGAGAAACTAAACCCTATGTGTTTTACTAACACATAGACTTGTTTTTCTAATTCATCATCATTCCACTGAGATGTCAGCTCGCTGTAAAAAAACTAGAGGTCAGCTCGATATCAACTTTGTTTCGTGTACTACACCCCGCGCAGTTGTAGAAGAAGTGTGTCTCCATTCCATACTCGGGGTTAAAGATGCGATTACGAAGAAGATCCACATCACGCACTGTGGTTTTCTGAATGAAAGCCTCGATGATTGTTTTGTCCGTAACACCTGCAATGTTGTGAATGAACATGTGAAGGTTTTCGTGCATCTTTTCAATCGTATCAAAGAGGTGTGAATCCTGAGTACGTGGAAGCTTAATCTGCACTTCCTGCTGAGAATCAGGAAGCGTGAAAAGCATATGCTCTTCTTTAAGAGGTGTGGTAGCTAGGGTGCTAATCGTTAGATCAAGTTTACTCACAGAACCACACTTCTCGCAGGAGTGCTCTAGAGTGTAAGTATCCCCGTAAGAGATGCCGCGAATGCGGAAAAGAGCATACAACTTATCTTCGGGAGTAAGTTCGGTTACGTCGATTCCTTTGATACAATTTCGAAGAAGCTTCTCTAAGGTACCTTCAGCATCACGCATGGATTGCGTGGATTTGAGGATACGCTCATCGTCAAAAGTAAAAGGACGAATCTGAATTACTTTCTGAGCTTCTGGGTACAGTAGACCCTGAGACGGAAGTTCGATCTCCATCCAACGCATCTTGTTGGTTACGTTTTGAAGCAGCTTCTCCAGCACTTCCTCCGTATGACGATCTACGGGCATCGCCTCTGCCATAACAGCAGCCTTCTGAGCTACTTCGGCATTCTCAGGTGCTTGAGGCGACTGAGCTTGGTATTGATTTACAAGATCTACGATTGATTCATCACTCATGGTAAAAAAAAGAAAGTTTTGGACTATAATAGTAACAGTTTGAAGATTATCGTAAAAAATGTAAGTTCTTTACTACAAACCACAAACAAAGAACTACTCACCATTCTTCGCAAGAAATACAGTGCCAAGATTCCCGGTGCTAGGTATAGCAAAGCCTATCGAAAAGGTTGGGACGGCACGAAGTATTTTATCTCAGAGAAAGGTAAATTTGGCACCGGGCTTCTGCCGTTCATCCTCAAAGACTTGGAATTAGCCGAGCTTGATTATGAGATTGAAGACCACCGAGAGCCAATAGTAGGTAGGTATGATATCGACCTTCCTAAAATTGAGTATCGAGACTACCAAAAATCCATGGTAGAATTAGCTCTTGAGAAGCGTATGGCGCTGATCAAAGCTCCCACGGGCGCGGGTAAGACTGTTATCCTTGCGGGCATTCTGAAGGCTCTGGAGGACAAGACAGGACTCATCTTCTTCACACAAAAAGGTCTCCTTCTCCAGACATACGAGTTTCTCAAGAACCTTGGGTTCGATGTAGGTGTAGCTTTCGGAGATGGTGTAGAGCTGAAACCAATCACACTCTGCACTGTTCAATCTGTTCACAAGATTCTAGACAGCCACTTAGATCAGTCCGAGTTCATCATCTTCGATGAGGTGCATGAGTTTGCCAAAGGTAAGATTGCAACCAAGGTGGTGAAGTCCTTTCCTAATGCGGTTTATCGTTTTGGTATGTCTGCAACGATGCCGCGAGAGAAGATGGCAAAGCTCAATCTAGTAGCATACCTCGGTGATATCATTTCCGAAGTAGATGTGAATCAGCTGGTAGAGGAGGGTTTCCTCACACCTCCCCTGGTAACGTTCCTGGATATGCCAGAGTACAAAGACCACTCATTACTCGATGCTAAGTATGCAGACATCTATGAAGACTACATCATCAAGAACGAGGTGAGAAACGAGAAGATCAAACAGATCTGTGAAGGAATCGACAAGGGGCGTGTATTGATTCTTGTAAAGAACCTCAAGCATCTAGAAACTCTACGGGACATGATTCCAGGAGCCACGACGCTTGAAGGTAAGGATGATCTCACACTCAGAAGCGAACGTATTCAGGACTTCAAAGGTGACGAACGTTCGGTTCTCATCGGCACAAAGATTCTTCAGACGGGTATCGACATTCCTGAGATCACTCACCTGATCAATGCACGCGGACTCAAGTCTGAGATTGCTACTCTACAAGCTCTTGGCCGAGCACTACGTATTCACGAAAGCAAGAACAAAGTCTACATTTACGACTTTAATGATCAAGTGCCATATCTAAAAGAACATGCAGCGGCTCGTAAGAGAGCATACAAGTCCCTGAAGATTGAAGTAAAATGATTAAAAACAAGAATGATTTCATCAAGTCCCTGAGCAAGATTCGTGCTGAAGACGAAGACGACCTGAAGTTTGCGATTGACCGTGTACAAAGAATAATCGACTCCTCCAACGTATCAGAAGAGTCGATTAAACAATTGTTTACTGTAATTCAGCTACTGCTTAGTGTATACGGTAAGTTTGTTGATTATAACGTGCTTTGGTTGAAGCAGGGTTATATGGAAGACTAGGCTTCTTCGCCGGTCTCCTCTTCACCCTCTTCCTCGTCCTGAGAAAGAGCATCCCAGTCGATGTCCTTGAAGAGGCTCTCCAGTTCGGCCATAAGGTCAGTCATATCACCGTCACCAAGACCGACTGAATCTTCTTCCTGAGGCTCTTCTTCAGCAGCTTCGTCTGTGCGCATCTGATCGTCCTCTTCGGCGTCTTTCTTAGCGACCTTCTTACCCTTCTTCTTACCCATGGCTTTGCCGATAGCGTTACGGCGGTTCTTAAGGTAATCATCAGTCTCATCGCTGTCGCCATCGTTATCAACGTCGTCATCCTCTTTTCCAACAGCATCAAGCTTCTTTTTGTCCTTGGCCTCAAGAATACTTTCGACTACGGTGTCCAGATCAACGTTCTTGAACAGCTCGCCGTCAAGCTCAATCTCAGCAGCCTTGAAGGTTTCGAAGATGAAGTCGTTTACGTCAAGAGTCTGAATGCCGCCCTTCTTGCGAAGAGTCTTGGCGAAAGCCTCGAAGAGGTCACGAACAACACTGTCCTTCTCAGAGGTAGAAGCAAGAGCTTCGAACAGAACCGATTGAGCCTTGGCAAGGTTGCTGAAGGTAGGAACGAACTTAAGGTTCTGAACGTTGATACCGTAGGACTCGTTTAGCTCGGAAAGAATGTCCTGCTTGATGGGCTTCTTGAACTCGAAGATACGAGCAACGTACTCGCGAATGTCCTTCTGGGAGATGTTGGCAACATCAGAGGACTCGTAGATCGAACCGAAGACGGTCTTGATATCAGCCTTGGAAGCAAGAGCAAGATAAGGAACGTCAGCGATAGCGGCGTTGAGAGCCTCGGAAACAACCTCGTCATCGTTGTAGATGCAGGAAGCAAGAGCCGAGATCTTCTCGTTCTTAACCCAGGAGCGAGCAAAGTTTTCCTTGGACTCGTTTAGCTCGTGACGAATAAGCTCCTGAGAGCAAACCATCTCGAAAACGGTACGTTGAGTATCTAGAGGGACTTCAATAACACCTTCGGAGACAACATCATCCCAGCTCTTGCGGGGAGTATTGAAAGCGCGACCAAGAGCGTTCGACAGCTTGAGGGAGTTTACTACGTCCTCAAAAGAAAGAAGAGTATCTTTTTGCTCTTTAAGATACTCTACTACTTTGTCTTGAACCTCGGCAAGTTTTGTATACTCGGCGCTCTCAAGGATATTTTGATTGTCGCCAAATGTTGCATTACGACGCTCAAGTTTTGCGCGAACCTCATTTACTTGGCTACGGCTCTGGAAAGCACCAAGCAGCGTGTCGAAGTTGGCCTCGGCATCGCGGTACTCGTCCTCACGAAGGTTGCTAATGAAAGAGCGAACACTTTCGTTTACACGCTCATCAACACTCCTGTCTCTT